AGAGTCTTCAGAAATATTTAAAAGTGACTTTGATAAAAAGATTGACATAATTCCTGTGAGTGACCCTAACATTCCGTCATCTGCTCACAGACTTATGATGACAAACATGGCAATGCAGGTAGCACAGAATGCACCTCCGGGTATGTTTAATATGGAAGCACTAAATAGAACACTACTTAATGCAGCAAATATTCCTAACTTGGAAAACATTATGCCAAGTAAACCTAAACCAATGCCACTTGACCCTGTTACAGATATTGAAGCTGCAACTAAGGGATTACCTATTAAGGCATTTACAGGTCAGAACCATGATGCTCATATTCAGATAAAGACTATGTTCCTACAAGACCCTGCTAATGGAGGTAATCCAATTATGCAAAGGGTAAGTCCAATACTTCAGGCAAATATACAGGAACATATTGTAATGAAGTATCAGGAACAAGTTAATGGTATGACAAGACAGATTATGTCTCAAGCTCCTCAAGGTGACCCTAATCTTCAAAACCCACAGGTTATTGAACAGATTATGACTCAGGCAGCACAACAAGTTATGCAGGCAAATCAGGCAATGGCTCAACAGGGTGGTACACCTGAACAACAAATGGTACAGATGGAAGCTCAAAGACTTGGTCTTGAAAAAGAAAAAGTTCAGGCACAGCTTGCAAAGGAAGCTACTGAGGGTGCATTAAAGAATAGAGACCTTGACCTTAAAGAACAAAAGATTGCCCTTGATGCTTATAAGATAGGAGCAGAAGGTTTACTTAAAGCAGAAGAAAAAGAAAAAGACAGAAATACTGAACAGGCAATGAATGCAGTTAAAATGCTTGTGGAAATGATAAAGCAGGGTGACAGTATTCAGAGTGCAGAAAGTATTAAAACTTCTGATGTTCTTATTAAAATGCTAGAAGATGCTAAAAAACAAAAAGGAGAGTAAATGATAGTATTTAAAAGTTATGGAAATAATAAATATAACGTAGATAGATTAATTTTTTTAATAATGGAAATAAATATATTAAAGGAAAAAATAAGACCGGAAGATACAGGTCACATTTATACAACAATAAATACTTTAGAAAGTGAAGTCGAAGAAATAAGAAAGCACTTGACAAAGGAAGAAAATGATGCTATCAGATGAAATAAGTAAAGCATTAAATAAAGAAATAGAAACACTAAAAAATTCCCTTGCATATGGTTCAGCTTCAGATTATCATACGTACATGAACTGCGTAGGTCGCATTGCAGGTATTGAATGGGCAAAAGCAGAAATTAAAAACATAACTAAAACAATGCTATATGAAGAGGATGACTAATGCAACAACCAAGTATGGGAGCAGCAACAAAGAATGATATGTGGATAACAGAGGAGCATGTAGAAGACCCTGCAGTGTTACCTACTATTCCAGGATTTCATATTCTTGTAAGACCTATATCTGTTAAGGCACAGACAAAGGGTGGCTTATACTTACCTGATTCTGTAAGAAATGATATTTCCTATTTAACAACAGTAGGAAAAGTTCTTGCAGTAGGAGACTCTGCTTACTTAGATGAAGCAAAGTTTCCAAAAGGACCTTGGTGTAAAACAGGAGACTATGTATGTTATGGTAAACATTCAGGTCAAAAGTTTTTTTACAAGGGTACTAAACTACTACTGTTATATGATGACCAAATTTCTATGGTTGTAGAAGACCCTAAAGATTTAGACCCAACATATAACCTATCAAATTAATTTACTAAGCTTGCTTGCAAACTTTTATAAATTAATATATAATCAAAAATATGCGTAAACTTAGTTTCGCAAACTATGGAGAAATGAATGACACCAGATAATGAGTGGTCTACGATTGATACTTCACAATCGCAAAACAAAGAAGAAGACAAAGTAGAGTTTGAAATAGAAGGACAAGAAGAACAAGAAGTTGTGGAAACAAAACCACAACAACAACCTGAAGCTCAAACAAAATACGAAACAGAAGAAGATATACCTGAGAAAAAACCTGAAGCAAATTCTTCAGGAGCAGAAAAAAGAATAAGACAATTAGTTCGTCAGAAGAAAGAACGAGAGGAACAAATTGAACAACTTATTGCAAGACAGGCAGAGCTTGAAGAAAGATTAAAAGCTCAACAAAAAGATGCAGAAACTTCTTTTACCAAGAGTTTTGAAACGACTGAGCAACAAATAAAAAGTCGTATTGAAATGGCAAAGGATGTTTACAGACAGGCTTTAGAGTCAGGTGATTCAAGTTTAATTGTGAATGCACAAGAAAATTTGACTAATGCTCAGAATGATGCTAATGCACTAAGAATTGCAAAGCAACAGTATGAAACACAAAGACCTAATGTTCCTGAAGCAAAAGAAACAGTTAAGCCTGTTGCACAACCTAAATCAAATGTTAAGTATGATAAACTTGCATTAGATTGGGCAGGAAAGAATCCTTGGTTTGGTCAAGACCAAGTAATGACTACGTTGGCATTAGAGTTAGACCAAACATTAAAAGGAGAGGGTTATGACCCTTCTGAAGAAGATTTCTATTCTGAAATAGATAACAGACTTCGTCAACGATATCCTGAAAGGTTTGGAGTTGACAATCGTCAGCAGGGAACGACATCTCCTGCTCAAGTAGTCGGAGGAGCATCACGCACTCCTTCATCCTCGTCTAAAGGCAAGAAGGTTAGATTATCAAAAGAAGATATGAGACTTGCAGAAAAGTGGGGAATACCTCTTGAACAATATGCTGCAGAAAAGCTGAAGGTTGAAAAATCTGAGGGCGATTATACTACAGTTTACAACAAATAGTGTGGGGAAATTAAAATGACACGAACAAGTACAATGGCAAAATCACGTAATATTGAAAGTCGTGAACTCAATAATAGAGAACAGGATATGGAATTTAGAGAGCCTAATATGCTCGAGATTCCAAATAGTGTTACTAATCGTTTTAGAAATGAGGGCATGGCTCTTCGTTGGATACGTATAAATCTTCGTGGAAAAGACGATTATACAAATGTTGGCAAGCGAATACAAGAAGGTTGGCAATTTGTAGATATTAATGAAGTTCCTGAAATTCAACATACATCTTTCGTGAGAGATGAAGGTCGATATACTGGTGCAGTCTGTCGTGGAGACTTAGCATTAGCAAAGATGCCATTGCAAAAAGCAGAAAATCGACAAAAATATTACGAGAACCAAAGCTCAGAAATGGTTGATGCAGTTAATCAGCAGTTAATGAGTGGGAATAATTCTCGTATGCCTATTAGAAATAATAGTAAAAGTCAGGTTACTAAGGGTAAGACACCTAGATTTCAAGATTAGTCTAGTGTGTAGTAGTCTTAGTGATTGTTAATTTTAATTTAAGGGAGAAAAAACTATGACTACAAGTGCAGCATTGTTTGGCTTCTCACCATCTCGTAAACGTGGTAACAATCCAAATGCGATTGGAACTAATGAATACCCTATAGCTTCAGGTTATGGTGCAAATATTTTTACTGGTGACCTAGTAAGAATAAATGCAGGTAACTTAGAAGTTATTACAACTACTACTGAAGTAGTTCAGGGTGTCTTCATGGGTTGCAGATATGTTGAGAACGGCGAACAAAAATTTAAAGCCTACTTTCCTTCAGGTACTTCTACTACAGATGCCTATGGAATAGTTGCTGATGACCCAAACCAAGTTTTTGAAGTACAGGCAGATGCGTCTGTTACTGCAGGAGACTTGTATGGTTCTCAAAACTTTGGAGTTGTTCTAGGAGCAGGCTCTACATTTACAGGTAAATCTGGACATGGTATAGATGCTTCAACAAGAACCACAGGAATCGCAATGGTGCGTACACTGGATTATGTAAATGAGCCAGGTAACCAAGTAGATGTATCAGCAGAAAGAGCATTTCTAAAACTAAATACTAGAATTGTTCAGCATACTGATAACTTCTTGACACCTATCGTTTCTGCTCCTGCAACTATTACAGCATATTTATTAGGTTAAGGGGAGGATAAACTATGGCGATAAATAGAGCAAGTATATCAAAAGAACTTCTTCCCGGACTTAATGCTGTTTTTGGCATGGAGTATGGAGAAGTTTCTGATGAGCATAAGCCACTATTTGAAGTTGAAAACTCAGATAGGGCATTTGAAGAAGAAGTATTATTCACAGGATTTGGTACTGCACCTATTAAAGCAGAAGGTGCTGCAGTTTCCTTTGATGATGCTCAAGAGTCTTTCACTTCAAGGTATACACATGAGACAGTTGCACTGGCTTTTGCGATTACTGAAGAAGCAATGGAAGACAACCTTTATGACACTTTTGCAAAATTAAGAGCAAAGGGATTAGCTAGAGCAATGGCTAACACTAAGCAAGTTAAAGCTGCAGATGTGTTTAATAATGGTTTCAATGCATCTTATGTAGGTGGTGATGGACAGCCTTTCTTTTCGGCTTCACATCCAACCATAGGAGATGGTAATCAGTCTAACACTTTAGGAGCAACTGACTTATCAGAAGCTTCACTAGAGTCAGCATTGATTAGCATATCTAAAGCAAAAGATGACAGAGGTATTTTGATTGGTCTTCAGACTCAGTCACTACATATACCTTCTGACTTGGCATTTACTGCAGACCAAATTCTAAATAGTACAATGTCAACAACTATTGGGGTTAATCCAACAACTGCTGCAAATGGTGCAACAAATGTTAACGACATTAACTCAATCAGAAACCAAGGCATGGTTCCAGGTGGATTCTTTGTAAATAGAAGATTCACTGATACTAATGCATGGTTCTTAAAAACTGATTGTCCTAATGGAGCAAAAATGTTTGTACGTTCACCATTACAGACAAAGATGGAGCCAGACTTCGACACAGGTAACGTAAGATTTAAAGCTAGAGAAAGATATAGCTTTGGTTTTTCTGACTGGAGAAGTTTTTATGGAGCTTCAGGTTCATCCTAATAGATGACTGTATCTTAATAACTTAGAAAAAAAGGGAGGGATAGCCTTTGCATCCTTCCCTATTTTTTTGTATAATAAATATATTAAGGAGAATTACATGTCAACGAATATTAGAACAGGATTTGTAACAGGCAGTGGAGCAGTATTAGATACTCTTTCAAGTGTAACTGTTGCAGATACAAGAGTAAGAGGTGTGTTTTTTAGTGGTGTAGGTACATTCCTTATTACAGGAAGCCAAACAGATGAAAATAACAGTACTTCAGGAAGTAATATAAAATTTGTAGGAACTACAAATGTAGATGCAGGAGACATTATGATACCTGATAGTGGTGTAAGAATGATAGGTCCTGTTAAAGTTTCTGCTCCAACTTCAACTGCAACTATAACAGTTTTCTATGGCTAATTATACATACCTAGTAAATGACATAATAGAGACTACAGAGAATGATAACTCTGACTTTACTAGTGCTATACCTAAATTTGTTAATAGAGCAGAGTTAAGATTAACAAAAGACTTAGATGATTATGGTTTAGTTACTTATACTTCTGTTGCAGTTTCAAGTGGTAAGAATATTATTAACCTTCCGTCAGGAACAAGAATATTAAAAAACTTTAACATTAATAATTCAGGTACTAAAATAAACTTACTACAAAGAACAGATGAATTTATAAATGACTATTGGTCTGTAAGTGCAAGCACAGGAACACCTCAGTATTATGCAAGAAGAAATAATACAACTGTTCTTATTGCACCTACTGCAGTGTCAACTGTTGATGGAGTAATAGTACATATATCAAGACCTACAACACTAAGCTCTGCATCAGATACAAATTACTTTTCAGACTTTTGTTATAATGCCTTGTATAATGCATCTATGGTAGAAGCTTTATTGTTTATGAAAAACTATGAAGCAATTACTATATACGAATCAAGATATAAAGAAGAAGTTCAGGCTCTTCGTAACCAAGCAAGAAGAACTAGAAGAGACGATATGGAAACACCTGCAAGTCCTGCAGGAGGTGATAATACAATACTAGGAGGATTATAATAATGGCAATGACTAAAGCTGCAAGAATGGCAATGGAAATGATAAGAAAATCTATGCCTACTAAATCAATGAGTCAAGCAAATGCTCAAAGAGTTGAAGCTGCAATAAGAAAAAATCCAAAACTTTATAAAGGACTAGCTCCTTCTAAAGTTTTAGAAATGCTACCACCTAAAGGAATGACAGGTAAAGTTATTGGTACACCTATAACAAAAGGAAAAAGAAAGAAAAAAGCAACACATGAACTTGTATATGAAGATGATAAAAATTATCCTACAATGAAAAAAATAAATAAAAAACCAACACATGAACTTGTATATGAAGATGATAAAAATTATCCTACAATGAAAAAAATTGTAACTAAAAAGTTTGTAGGTGGTGCATTAAAAACTATTAAAAAAGTTGGTGATGCAGTAAAGAAAAAAATAAATAAAAAAGATTCTAAAGGTAATACTGTATCTATATTAGGTAAACCTAGTCCTAATCAAATTAAAACTAAAAAAGCAACTAAACAACAAAGAACTACAAGAAGAGAAAAAGCAAAATCTTTTGGTAAAGGTGTAACAACTACTACAGGTATAGGTCTTGCTATTGAAGGCTTAAGAGGTAAAAAGTCTCAAACACAATCAGACCCTACACCTAAAACTGTAAAGCCATTTACACCTAAATCTGTTGCAATGCCTACACCTAGACCTAAAAATAAAATGTACATGAAAGAAATGAGTGGTATGTCAGGTAAGAGTGCAAAAAATGCTCCTGACTCTAATGTAGAATTTGTAGTAGGAAAAGCTAAAAAGAAATTATTTGGTGGTGGAAAAGTAGGTGGCATGAAAGCAGGACCTGCAACACCTAATAGATTATACTAGGAGAAAGACATGGTAGCATCTAAAATATTAAAAGGCATAAAGACTTTATCAAAGGCTGAAAAGAAAGCTAAAGCTCCTTCTAAAGAACCTCTTAAAGAAGGCACTCCAGAATTTAAAGAAGTTTATGCTAAAAAATTTGCTGAAGCTAAGGCTAAAGGTCGAAGAAAAATGAGCATTAGCAATGTTTTAAAAAGAGCACCTACAGGTCAGGGATATGTAAACCAACCTAAAAAAGTTGAGTACACTGTAATAAGAACTGTTGACCCTAAGACAGGTAAAAAAAGAGCAAAGAAAAAAGATTTAACAGGTCTTACTCCTAAACAAAAAATGCAAAGAACAGCTATGGTTTCTGATGCTAAAAAGAAAATAAAAGGTTTAAGAAAAGATACTGAAGGCACAGGAGAAAAATCAACAGTTAAATTAGCAGATAGAGTTATGGTTCTTAGTCCTAAAGCTAAAGGAAAGTCTGCATCTCAAATATTAAAAGAAGGAAGAGTAAGTCCTGTTACTAGACTATATGTAAATCCTAATCTTATGGAAAGTATAAACTCACCCTTAACTCCTAAGATGAGTAACGAAGCAAGACGCATGAGAAGAATGGCTCAGTTAAAAGTTCTTCCTGAAAAATTTTTTAAAAGCAAATCAGAAGAGTTAGATGTTGTGCGAGGTAATATACCTCCTTCTTTAACATCTTCTCAGATAGCAAGCCAACTTAGAGAGTCTGTTGCAAGAGGAACTCAAAAAATTAAAACTGCTAAAGGGGTTGAAGAAACACCTGCAGTTGCAGCTACAGAACTTAAAAAGTTTCCTAAAAGAAAAACATTAAGCATAGGTGACAAGCTTAAAGGCACAATGGCAACTGAACAAAATATTAAGAAACAAATTCTTAAAATTAACAAGGGTGACTTTGGTGGACCTAATAAGAGTCTTGTAAGTAATGTTCCTAATCAACCTATTAAAAAAGGAACAGCAACTGAAAAAGTTGTATCTTATGATAAAAAAGATAAGACTGCAAATATATATAAATATAGACCTACTGAAATTAAACAGTATAGAAATGCTTTATCTAAAGTAGAAAAAAGTCTTATGTCTAATCCTGCAAAGGCAACTTTAGATGATTTAAAAAATAGACCTTGAACTAAGAATGCTCCTATAGGAAGTCCTTATGAAAATATTAAAAATAAAGTTAGCCAATTAATTGAAAAACAAAATCAAACTAAACCTAAGTTAATTGATAGTTTAAAAATGAAACTTGAAAACTTATCAAAGAGACAACCTGCAGCAAAAGGTGTAAAAGAAAAGTTTGGTGTAATACCTAGAAAAACAGGAGGTATACTTAAAGCCAAAGCAGGAACTAAAAAGAAAACTGTAGGTAAAAGTAAACTTGGTAAATTAAAAGGTGCAATGCTTTCTCTCATGCCAATGGGTGCATATGACAGTATTGACATGATTGATACTGCAATAAGAACAGGGATACCATTTAAATCAGGTACTAAAGGAAAAACAATACGTGGCTGTGGTCAAGCAATACGTGGCTATGGTAAAGCAATGACAAAAGGGAGAAAGTAATGGTTGGTCAAAAAATACTTACATTAGGTAAAAAAATTTTAGATGATACTAGTGTAAGCAAAAAAATAAAAGATAAGTTTCTTACAGAAGGTAGTAAAAAACAAAAAACTACTAAAGTAAATGAAGATGAGTTTGAAAAAATTGTTACAGAAGGTAAGGATGGTAAGGGTAAAACAATTACTTATAAAAGAAAAAATGTAGAAGCTCCTACCTCAAAGCAACCACAAATTAATAAAAGAGCAGAGAACTTAACAAAGAAACAACAAAAATCTAAAAAAACAGAAACTATTAAAAAGGGTGTTAAGGTATATGATAAACCTATAGGACCTATGCCTAAACCTAAAGGTGTTAAAGTATATGATAAACCTGCAGGACCTATGCCTAAATCTCAAAGTGTAACTAAACCTGTAATTTCTTCAAAACAAAAACAAGTTAATAAGGCAAAACAAAATAGACAAAACAGACAAAATAAAACAGTTGCTAAAGGTAAAACAGTTTATAATAAACCTGCAGGACCTTTTCCTAAAGTTTATAATAAACCTATAGGACCTATGCCTAAACCTACAAGTTTTCTAAAAAGAAACAAAGGTAAGATTGCAGGTATAACAGGATTAGCTGCAACTACACCTTTTCTTATAAAGACAGATGATTCTAAAACAAACGCAAAAGAAAAAAAGTTAGATAAAATATTAAAAGATAGAGGACCTTCTACATCTATAGGACCTGATACATCTAAGATAACAAAACCATCTAGTACAGTTAAGGTACAAAAACAAACACTACCTCAAACTAAAGCTAATGACTATACAGGTAAGTATCTAGATAAAGAAGGTAATGTTGCTTATGAAAGCTTTTCAGATTTTATTGCACATATGTCAGGTAAACCTAAGAAAAGAGCAATGCCTGAAAAAACTAAAAGAATGATAGGTGAAGGTAAGAAGCTAAAAAGAATAACAGCAGAAACTAAAGGTGCAGGTAAGGGTGTAAAGTATAAAGCATTTTCAGGTGGTGGTTTAATTGCAGGATTATATGACAAGCCTGAAAAAGTTGAAACATACAAGGGTAATACAAGTGCAGGAAGACAGGTAAAGGGTTATGGTAAAGCAAGAAAAAGATAGATGTGAAACTTGTAAATGTTATGAGTGTGACTGTGAAGAATGTAACTGTGAGTGTCATACTCAAGAAAAGAATGAGGAGGTACAAGGAGTACCTATATAAATAAATGATAGAGTTTGTGTTAGTGTTTATGATGGGAATAAGAGTAGTAGACCAAACACAAACCTTCCAAGATATAGATAGATGTTTGTATTTTGCAGAAAGACTGCACAAACAACCATCAATACCACAAAAGGAAGGAGCTAATTTACAGATAACAGCCTATTGCAAACCCATAAGGAAAAACTAATATGTTAGCAGAACTAGCCGCAGCAAATGCCGCATTCGGTATCATAAAAGAATTTATTTCTAATGGTAAGGAACTTTCAGGTTGTGTTCAACAGATAAGTGATTTTGTATTTGCAAAAGAAGAAATAGAAAAAAGTTTAAAGAAAAAGAAATCTAAAGGTATAGGAGGTACAGACCTAGAAGAGTTCATGGCTCTTGAGCAGATAAAAGAAAAAGAAGAAGAACTCAAGAAGATTATGATATATCTAGGTAGACCAGGACTATGGCAAGATTGGCAAGCATTCCAAGCAGAAGCTCGTAAGTCTAGACGATATGCAGAAAAGATGGCAGAGAAACGTAAAGAAGAGTTGATGGAATATGTTGGTTATGGAATTGCATTTATAAGTGTAATATTTTTTGCAGGATTGATGGCATGGTTTGTAGGTAAATGGATAGGAAGATTTTAGAAACACCTTGTATAGGAGTATGTAAATTAAAAGATAATATATGTATAGGATGTAAAAGAACAATAGAAGAAATAAAGGAAGCTTATAAAGGAAAGTAATATGTCTACTGCAGTTAAGAGAGACCCTAAGAAATGGGAAGCAGCTAAGGCAAGAGCAAAAGCAAAGATGGGTGGAAAACATTCTGCAAGAGCTATGCAACTCGCTGTTAAATATTATAAAGATTCAGGAGGTACATATTCAGGCAAAAAGAAATCTACTAATAAGTTGTCTAAGTGGACTAAACAAAAATGGACCACTAAAAGTGGTAAGCCTTCTTCTAAAACAGGTGAAAGGTATTTACCTGAAAAAGCAATTAAGTCTTTGTCAGCGAAAGAATATGCAGCAACAACAAAAGCTAAAAGAGAAGGAACTAAAAAAGGTAAGCAGTTTGTAAAGCAACCTACAAAAATTGCAAAGAAGGTTAAAAAGTATAGGGTGGCATAAATGAATAAGTTTCCAGGAGTTAAAAGATTACCATCAGGAGGAATAGAGTATCGTGGGAAAAAATTTGCAGGATTTAATAAACCTAAAAGGTCTGACAGAGCAGGTAAAAAAGGCATGGTCTTGGCTAAAGAGGGTGACAGAATTAAGCTTATACACTATGGTGATTCTTCAATGGGTCACAACTATTCTAAAGAAGCTAGAAAAAGTTTTAAGGCTCGCCACGCAAAAAATATACAAAAGGGTAAGATGTCAGCAGCTTATTGGGCAGATAAAAAATTATGGGCAGGAGAGGGCAAAAGCAAAAAAGCACCACCTAAGAATCAAAAGCACACAAAAGGAATCAGAAGAGCATAAAAGAAAGTGGTATGATTGGCTAAGAGGTAAGTAATGGCTATTAGTAGAAGTAGTATCTCACAACAAATTAAAAAGCCTGCTACTAAAAAAATTAAAAAGAAAAAAATAAAAGGTAAAAGATAATGGCAGTATATAGTTCAATTACAAGATTTGGTAAGAACGAACCCTTTTATTTACAGGTTGCTAGAGAACAAATATTTAATCATAAAAGTATTTTTAAATTTGGTTTTAATCCTGACATAGATGATGCGTTAGAAACAGTATGGGCACAAGGTGGTCTTTATTCTTATTTATCTGCAGCGACAATATTAAAAGTTTCTAGTTCTTCAACTGCAGATACTTCAGCAGGAACAGGAGCAAGAACTGTAGAGCTATTTGGTTTAGATACAAACTATGATGAAATAAACGAAACAGTTACTTTAAATGGTCAGACTGCAGTAAATACAACTAAAGAGTATTTAAGAATAAATAGAATGATTGTTAGGTCTGCAGGAACTGGTGGTGCAAATGCAGGTGTTATATACGCAGGTACAGGTACAGTAACTACAGGAGTTCCTGCAAATATATATGCCACTATTGCAATAGCTGATAATCAAACTGTTATGGCTTTATGGACAGTTCCTAAAGACTATACTGCATACTTATTACAAACAGATATAACTGTTGCAACTACACAAAATAATAAATACTGTACTGTTCACTTAGTTGCAAGACCAGAAGGAGAAGTATTTCAGATTAAAGATAAATTTGTAAAGTCAGAAAGCTCAGTACATCAAACATACACTATACCCTTAAAGTTTGAAGAAAAAACAGATAT